CGCTTACGGACGTCCAATCCGGAATATTAACTTCCGGAAACCTCAACGGTTGGTTGAATAAAGCCAACCACCGAGGAGATTTTGGTTCAATTCAAAAGCAATGGATTGCTTTGAAGAGTTCCAAGAAGTTCGCGAAGGTTAGTTTGACTTATAAGCCAACTAACGCTCCCGAAGCAGCACTTCTTGCGGGTTGGAAACAACTCCGTGAAAAAGAAGTTCAAGCAAATAATGGCATCCCTAAAAAGGATCAAGTCCATATTTTGCCTAAACCAAAAGGCGACTCAACATTTGGAGGTCTTCTTCCTAAGCCTAAAGGCTCTAAGAAGAAACAACCAAATTTGAATCAACCTGGTTTTAAACAAGGGACTCGTTCTTCTCCTAAAAAGGGTGTAAAAACGGGAAACTTGTTAAATGTCGGCACTGGTTATGATGTTAACACATTATTTAAAATGTTTGTTAACTTCATGTCCAGTGTTCAAACACCTTTAGTTGTTTAATTTAATGGAGGACATCGATTTCTTGTTAAGAGAAATTGAGTCCCAAAGAAAATTAAAGAACTATAAAATTCTTCAGAGAGAGGATCGGGCGTCTTTTTACCCTTCTTGTAAGGGTTTAGACACACATCACAATCTGAAGCATTTATTTAGGGATTCCATTGAGGTTCTTGCATGTAAACAGAACCTCATATGGGAAAATCCCTTAGATATGAAGAAAGCTCGTGTACTCGGGGTTGGCTGGAGATTTATTATCCCGCCTCCTCCCGAGGTACGCAAGCTTCTTTCAAAGTCATTAGCCCCCCGTGAGGTTCCTGACTTCCTTTCTCATTTTATTGAGAAGGTTCCTATAAGGAAGAGAAAGTTTGTTTCTTTGCATGCGTGTATTCGCACGATTAAGAAATTATATCGTTTCAATTCCTTTTTGGTGCAAGCAGTTGCCAGTGTTTACCGTGTTTCCACGGAACTGGTCAACAACATTATAGGCCGGGATAGAGGCTTGGGTTACTGGATGTCACAGTCTATTGACTGTGAATCTGTTCTACAAGCCTGTACACAGCCTAAAATGTTCTGGCTCCGTCGTAGGGTTACTATCCTAGAACGTTGCCGTACTTGCTTTGACGCGGTTGCTTTGGCTTTCCAAACCATCCGACGTAATAACTTCCCTATTCCCAATACTGCTTTACGCGCATTGGGTCGGTTGAAGTTCAAATTACTTGAGCAACCTCTTGGCGTTGCGGCTGAACTAAAAGAGCTAGCATTTTTATGCCGTGCTTTTTACTTCGGCCAACAACGCCCTGCTGATGCTTTAGTAAATTGGCTTAATGAGAAACAAGCTCTGCAATTTTCATATATTGCAAGATGTCTTCCTCCTCCTCAAGCTACTGACTCCGAAAATAAATTACTTTTCGAAGCCTTTAAACAGCGTTTAACGTCAGAGCCTCCGAATGAAGATCCGGATTGGCGTCTGTTCGTTAGAAAACTGCTTCGGGATACTAACCCAGGTCCTCTTAAGGATACAAAGGTTTATTCCCAACCGTCGAACTCTTCGGCTCTAGGATATAAGCGAGGCTCTCAGGGCCATCTTGCCGCCTACCAGGATTATATAATCCTGGGTTGGGTAACAGATGGTCCTAAGGTTGAGCTTCCCCTAGAAATTACGAAGAGGGCCTCCGTTTCTGTATATCAGAATGTAGCCCAGGTGAAAATGGAGTATGAAAACGTAACCCCATTGCCTCCCGGGTTTGTGCGACGGGAAAACGCATTAGATAATGACCTTGGTGAGAAATTTCTCAACAAAGTTGTTGATCCCATCCCTGTTGATGATACGACTTTACGTACTCAACAAGTGTACCAAAACTATCTCAACATTTATGCAGGCTATCGCCTTGCTCGTGTTCGAGAACGCTTAGGTATGACTAAAGAGTTGTCGGACCCAGGATCAGATTGGAGCTCGTCTGGAGATGAAGATTCATCTTCCGAAGACGAGCAGACAGTGAATTTGCCCACTTTAGGGGCGAATTCTCTTGCCAATCCAAATTCGTTATTAACGAGGCCACAACCTACCTACCAGAAGTATGAAGCTGTTGGTTTGGATTATTCCAATAACCAAGATGCTTACTACCAAAGGCCAGGTGCGGCTGCTACCTCTTCTAATAGCGAATATACTCGTGAAGCAATTGTTAACCCATCTGTGAGCCTTAAGGCCACGATTGCGGCTACTCCTGCTTCACTTGTGATGCCACAAGCTGGCGATCCTGAGCCTGATATTCCTGAAAATGAGTGTCAATCTTATAAATTGGCACTGATGTTCAATACGATTAATGTAAAACTGAGTAGTTATTATAACTCACTCATGTCAAACTTTACTCGTACTTTAATCAATACTCTTCCTATGATGATCGTACAACCGATCTTCGCTGAAGAGAAGGGATTAAAAGTAAGGGTTCCTACAAAAACGCTTACTTGCTTTAGCTTAATGCTTCAGCCACTAAGAAAAGCGGCGGACGCTCACCTGCTTAAATTTAAGCCGGCATCAGCATCCTTAGGCGGGGATTTGGATGTAGATCTATCAGAAAAACCAGGACCTTATTATAGTCTTGATCTTTCTGTAGCTACAGACCAACATCCTTTCTGGCTCACCCGAATTTTCTATGAGGAAGTTATTAACCTCCATCCAGAACTGGATGAGTATAGGGAATTTCTTCCGAAATTATTTGGTCCACATTATGTTATTAATTGGGATCAAAAAATTCCAGATCCTCCTAGTCTTCACCTCTTCGGAGAGAAGTTTGACCTTGAGGATTTCATGGGTGTGTGGTTACACACCGATGGGTTGCCCATGTCGAAAAAACTAAAGGGATTTGATTGTCCCTTTTGGTATGCGGCACGGGCCGTTTATGAATGGAGTGAAGCCTATATAATGTGGGCTTACTCACTTTATAGACTACCTGGCTTTATTTCTAAGCAAGGCGCAATGATGGGTAATGCAACCTCATGGGCTGTATTACCGGTCGTTACTGCGTTTGGATGCCATAAAGCAAAAATCTCTACATTTAAAACATGTGGAGATGATGCTGAATTGGCAGAAACAACACCTGAACGTAAAGAAGTTTTTAATCAAACTATCTCAAGCTTAGGTGCACTCATATCAGAAAGAAAATCGTTTTATCATAAACGACGTTCTCTCTTCACTGAGATTCCGTCTGAAGATGGGAAGAAACAACCTTATGAGCTTTTAAGCTATTGGGTTGCTCCTTCAGGAGGTTCCAAAGGTGAAGTTAACTGGTTTAATTTACCAGATGCTTACCAAGGGTTCGTCCAAGCGCAGACCGGTAAAACGGACCGCAGGTTATTGCGAAATCGGGGGCTTTGGAAATATAGTAAGTTTCATAATTATTATGAACTTGCTAGATGCCGTGGTCTCCCTCTTGGCGCATTAACTTCTATGGGTGGGATTAACCATCCCTGCTACCCTAAGGCACCAGGCTTAATGCACGACCGTTGGTCTGCCTACCTTTCTACTCGTAGAATTGTAGACTTCCATCGGTACGGCGGTTTAAGCTTGATTCCTAAAAGGGGCAGGGCGTTACTCCAACCTCCATTTGTTGCTTCTGAAGCGACAAATAGATACATAGAAAAACATCTAAGCATACATCCTTTTCCCAAAGGTCAACAAGGAGTTGAAAGCCGTAAGGTTTCCAACTTTTTGGAGTCTTTTGAGAATCCGGCTAGTATGTTGGCTGCTTTTCATACAGGATACCAGCGAGCTTATCACACCCCTTCGGTTGTGACGCTTTCTGGTAAATTCTATAGGCGTCTCAAAAGGACGAAACCCTTGTACAAAGGAAAGCGCAAGCTTGTCTTTTCTGCAGGGGGTCTTGAACGAGACATCCTTTCTAAATTAGAAAGGTATGTCCACATTCCTAACGAGGATCTTACGATCTCTCGACAAAGACATTTCGGACTTTATACTTCCGAAAATGCACCTGTTTTGGATTTATCTACTCAATTTGTTAGATAGATCCTAATAGGCAGCCAGGTTCAAGGCTTTAAAACCGTCGTTTGCCCTTACGGGCTAGACGTGAATCCTAGAGGGATTTCCTCGAAGGTTGTATTGCGTAAAACCGCAAGGTCAC